GAAGTCATTGTGGTAACAACAGTTTCGCCTGCCGCATTATAGAATGGGCCTATTACTGGATGCAGGTCGTCGCTGTGCAAAAACCCGTCGAACAAGGTTGTAGACCCCGCCACAATAGTAAGACTAGAGGCTGGGTTCGCACTGCTAGCGGTATCGAATGAGCAGTATACCCTGTCAATTACGACGGTTTCATCAGAGCCACTAGCCGCAATAGTGGATACTACTGATGTAGCGTCTGCCGCAGTGGCTTGGTCATACCTCTGCCTATACTGAGAAACAGGTGTTCCCATAGTTTAAATCCTAACCCGTGTAGTTCACGGTAATATCGTTGTTGTGATAGATACCACCGAACCCACGCGGGTCATTTGAAAACCTACCCTCGGGACCCATGTAGCCGAACGAGTCCTGGCGTTGGTGGTTCTGGTCTATTGAAATCGAAGCCCGCAGCTTGTTCAGGAAGTCGTCCCAGTAAGCACCACGAGAATCTTCCCGGTGCTTCTCGGCCTCAGCCAAGCATGACGCCAGATACATCTGACCATGAGCCATGCCGCCAAGCGGGTATGGTGCTGCGGAAGTAATCTTGTTCTTCAATGCGTGGTAACGGTAATTCAGCGTGTAGTCCGCGTCCGGCTCGGGATACAGAACCAGTTGGTGCTTTTGGCCCGAAACCAGAGTTGAAGACTTCCAACGAACCGCCGCGTGCTCTGGACGCGACGTAGTCGAAAAGCGGTCCCGTAGTTCACGAATCTTTGGTTCACCAATGATGGTCACAGGCGCGTAACCAGATTGATCCGTGAAAGTCATGCACCCATCCATGCCACCGAAATCATCCGGTAGCGTGTAGATACCGTTAGATGCAAGGCTGAATGTTCCCGACGCAGAAGACGCATCACCAGTAACAACCACTATAGTTGCGCTGGTGTAGCTGGATATTGTGAAATCACCAACGCCAGTCAAAGTAAGTGTCTCACCCACCATGAGCGGGTGAAAACTAGCGGAAGACGCGGTAATAGTTGTACTCGGATCAGAATAAACAGCCGAGCTAACAGTAACGGTCGCATCTACCGCAACATCCTTGTAAGCAACCAAGGAAGTCGTAGGCGTCAAGAACGACCATTCGTGTGCTAGTTCTGGACCTATCTGAACCGGGTAGTAAGCCTGGCGAATACCAGCCTGCATGATTCGATCACACTCGGCTAGTTCTGTCGCATCACCAGGAGTGCCAAAACCATACCCGAGGTATTCGGCAATCGCACCAATGAAATCGGTGTAACCTAAACTAAGTGTCGAATCAGTCATTTAAAAACCCCAGGCAGGGGCGTGGCCTGAGAACCAGAACCACACCCCCACGCTTGGATGGGAAAATTCTTAGAGCTGCTTGATAGACTGGTAACAGCCAATCCAATCAACGTGAAGAATAGGATCAGTCGTTCCACCAGACTGGCAAACCAACGACGGCGCAAGCGCCACGATTGGAATGTTAGCGCTAGTGAATCCAGAACCAGTCTCGACGCCGTTCACGTACTGCGTAACCGAATCAGTTCCGTCAATGACGAAGCCGAGGTTCACGAAAGTGCTCTCGACAAGCGTAGTGCTTGCTTCTGTAGAACCAGCAGTAGCTTTTTCTGCATTGAAAAGCAGAACATTATTGTCCGTTATGGACGAAAAGCCGACATGGTTCGCGGTGGATACCGCACTTGAGGCCACAATACTTGTGTCAAGTTCTGCAAGACCAACGAAAAGCTCAGGTCCGGTTGCAGAGTCTTCGACCTTAACGCGAGCCTCAAAACAAATCTTCGTGCCCTTAACCGGCTTAACCTGCAAGCCGAGCTGGCAGTTAGCACCCTGCGTTGCAGTTGTAGAACCGCAATCAACCAGCGCCTGCAAAGTGGCTCCGGTGTTATCAGCGGTCATTGTTCCCGCAGTAGCCTGCGTAACCTCCCAACCGCCTACACCTTCGTTGAAGTCCGAGAAATAGTAATGCACACCGCCGCCAGGGCGCAGGCCTTCGAGTACGTTAGCCTGACCCCAGATAGCGGAACTTCCACCACCATTACTAGGAGTTGTTCTATAATCAACAGGTTTCATTTCAATTACCCCTTAAACTAGGCCTGATAGATAACACCAAGTCCGCGCCGATCGACGCAAACAAGGTTCCACTGAAGGTCGGTGTGAACAGCCATTACGTTATGCTGGCCTGCCACCTTATCCGGTCCCTTCTCGTTGAAGTACCAGCCACCGAGGAACACAGGGTTCATCTTTGACCAGTTAATCAGGTAGAACGGGTTATCCGTGTCGTCTTCCAGCTTCGTAGCAACCTGAATCGGTACGCCACGGAACAAGATGCGACCTGCCATGCGGTCCAAGTCGCGACCCAGGTTTTCGTTCTGCTGCTCACCGATAAGTTCCAGCTTGCGAACAGAATCCCATTCAGCATAAATCACCTGATCCATGCCGCCGCCGTCGTAAGTGGGCAAACCACCTTCGATTGGCGACTTGAAATCCGTCTTATGGAAGGCTTCTGCAAGCGCTTCAATAAAGTCGGCCTTCGTTACGTCGCTGTAAGTATCCGTCCAGTTCTTCCAAGTGGTGTAGGTAGCCGAATCAAGATTACCTGCACCAGCAGAGAAACCAGAAGGATTACCGCCGTTGAAGCCCTTGGTCGCATTCTTAACAACCCAATACGGAATACCGAATGTCTCAGTGGTATCCGTAGACGACGCAGGAGCGGTCCAAACCTGGTTCTCCAGGTGAACAGCCATGTCATTCATGCACTGCTGGCGGCGAACTTTAATGAGATCAACGATTTCTTCCGCACCGCCGTTCATCGCGTCTTCGCGAAGATCAAAAGCGTATGCGTTAGTGGTATAGCGCCACGGTACAGTTACCGTCTGCAAACCATCGTTTACGTTGATATTGTCCTGATCGAAAAGCCCGGTCTGTCGAGCGTTTCCACCCCGCGTGGTCAAAACCTGTCGCTGGATACCTGCACCAGCGGTGTTCTGCTTCTGCTTGCGCTTCAAAATCTGCGGAAGCGCTACAAAGTTCTGCATGGTCTGGGAAATATCAGTGATCTTCCCCTTACCAAGCTCGTACTGCGTACTTTTAATCAGGTCGGCGACCTGATCTGCTGTATACTTAGACATTTGCTTACCCCTTTAGCAAACATGCCAAGCGCCCAGCGCCCTAAGAAATACCCCACTCCTCGTGCAATTCCTTGACCTTATTAACTGCGTTTGCAACCAATTCATCTTCACTTGAAACTGCTGGAACCGGAGCTGCGCGTGAAACGGGCTTGCGGGTCGCTTGCCCTGCGCGCTTATTCGCCTTCTTGCGAATTTCCCCCTTGACGTCGGACGCTATTTTCTCTTGGTTAATGGTTCCGAACTTCAACAAGGCTGCTCGCGAAATAGCATCCTGGATTGAAATACCCTGATTGGTTTTAATCACGGTTTCCAGGGACTTCAGTAGATCCGAACGATTCTTTGCTTCTGACGAATTTGGGTCCAAGGTCCAACTAGGTCCAGAACCAAGTTGGGACTTGTGATCGTCCGAAAGAAAATCAATCGCATGGTCAAACTGCTGCGAAACAACCGTCTGGTTGAGTTGCTGAACCAACGCCCCGACTACTTGTGTCATTTCATCGAACTTCGTGGAGAACTGCTTGTTAAGGTGGTTGTACACCTTGCCTACATTCTCAGTCAGTTCCTTGTCGAAATCGGAATCGGCGTCGGTGTGATTCCATTCCAACGAAAGGTCTTCCAGGATTTGCGGAACATCTGCCGCTGGTTCTGCTTTAGGTGCAGTACCAGGCAATTCCATGCCATAGGCCTGCATCAAAGTCGTATCACCTTGAGCTGCTTTCTTGTAAGCAAGCGCCTCCAGGTGATCCAGCAATAGGTCCGGGTCCGCGAAAGACTTTGCACGGTCTGCGTCGATACCTGCAACAAATGCCGCAGCTAAAACGTCGTCGTTAAACTCCGCTACTACCGCTACTGGTTCGTCCGCATCAACGGGGGTAGTTTCAACCGCTTCATCCCCGTCTGGTTCTACTTCATCACCATCAGTCGCCAAGTCCTCAACCACGTCTGGTTCTGGATCATTGGTACTGGTTGATTCTTCTTCATCCGCCACTGATCGGGCGTATTCTGTTACTTCGCTCTTAAACTCTAAGAACTCTGCTTGCGCATCATCCACCGTTTCAACCGTTGGTTCGGCTTCAACTACTGGTTCTGGTGCTGCAACTGGTTCTACTGCGTCGTGATTCCCATCACTCATATTTATTACCTCGAAAAGTTAACTAGGTTAGACATGTTCCGAGATACCATTGCGCGTCTTGCGGCTTCACCCGTCTTAGGTGGCACGCCAAGTGCGGCAAACATCTCGTTCTGCAAGTCTTCGTTTGTTTTGTTCTTCATTAGGGTCTGAACGGCATTCATTCCTGCTGGTGGAGCAATACCCTTTGCGGCTAATGCGTTCGACCGTAGCTGCTCGTTATTAAGTCCGCCCTGGACCGCCTGCGTTGCAGTAACTCCCATGGACGGCAATTGGCGGCGATCAATTCCTAGTGCCGCAAGCCTTTGGTCTTCAGTGGGGCCTTGCGGGGCTGCGGGCTGGGCATTCCCCATCGGATGGCCTACGGCAGTACCAGGGACTACCTGCTGCTGCGGGCCAAACATTCCACCCGGACCAAATAGACCACCAACCTGGCGAGCGAACGGATTGAACGAATTCGCCGCAGGTTTCGCTTGACCACTGAAAAGGCCGCTTTGAAAATTACCGAACATGCGCTAGTCTCCGTATCCGGCGTTCCGGTCGTGCATACCGAACGCTTTCAAGTATTTCTTGCGGTGGCCACGAGAAGTGAAAACCGCCTTACCGTCTTTCGTGAACTCGGTTGGAACGCCACGTTCAGCGGACGCCTTCGTGAACTCGCCTACCTGGTTTGGATTGCAACCAGCCGCCCACGATTTCATGGGCCAGTTTCCAGAACCAGTAGCATGGTTTCCGTGTTCAGCCGCAAAGTCTCGATAACCCCATTCATCACCCACCCGAACGCGCTTAGGTACGCTAGACATGCTATGATTCTGTTCAACAGTTACTCCCGATTCGGTTGTGTAGCAGTATTTAGGCATTACTGATTTGGTTCCCAGCCCGGCAGATGAACAATCCCCTCTGAAGTTTGGATTTCGTACCATACCTTCGGGATACTTCCTGGGGTCGTTGTTGCTGTACGTTCTTGCACGGCCCCACAATCGCGGCAAGACCCACAACTAGGGCATACGCCTTGTTTTCTCATCCACTCTGGTGGACTCATATCGAAGTAGCACATTTCTTAACCCATCCCTTGCTGGTTCAGCGCAGCCATTTCACCATCTTGAACACCAGCACCCATCAAGGTCTGCTGCATAGCCGCGTCGCGGCCATGCCTGGATGCTCCGGTTACTCGCTTGTGTACATATTCCTTGGCACTCGTCTGAGCGCCAGTTGATTGCGGCGGCGTACCTGCTGGACCCTGCGTAGCGTCCAAGTCTTCACCGCTATAGATAAGAATGTCCGAAAACTCTGTGATTCCAGACAAGTTCTGAATAGTTTCCATCAACTCGCGGTAATCAATCGCAATACCCTGCTGTGCTAACTGCTGCTGCTGAGGCAAGATGATGTTCTGCAAAACCTCAATCGTGGTTCTGAGCTTTTGGTCCGGCGAGCGGTGCTGCATCGAGTACGGATCGACCTGGAAGTTGAAATCAAGGAAGTCTCCGCTGCGTGTTTCTTCAGACCATGTAATCGAAATCGGAACGTCGCCAGGACCAACGTGCGAAAGCGTTCTTTCGCGAATCGGGTCGGTCCACTCGTACCACATAATCTTGCGGGTAATTTCTTCAACGAAATCAACCGTCTTGGATTGCAGGTAAGCCATGCGGTTAGAAGCATTGGCCTGCAAAAGCTGATCTTGGCCTAACGTGTCGGCTTGCGGAGACAAGCCCCCAAGGGCGTCCAGATTACCGCCCAGGTACGCGAACAAGTCTTTAACCATCAAATGGAAAGCCTGGTTCGGCGCGTGCGGTCCACCTATCGAAATAGACTGGCCAGTTTGAGCGCCAATCGGAACACCTTCGCCGTCGCGAGCCTTGGTAATCTTCTCGCCGTCGTCCGTGTTACTACCAGCCCCAGGGAATACATAAATCTCTTTTTGCCGTCGCGCCTGGTCCGCTAGTTTGTTAAACAACTGGTTGTTCAGCATGTGCAGGTCGTACATCACTGAAACCGGCGAGCGTGGCATAATATTATCTGGCACTTCGCCGTAGTTCAGGAACGTATAAGGCCCTTCTTCTGGACCCTCGAAATCCTTCACCTGCAAAGCACCTAGTTCAAAGTCTTCCGGCATGACCAACTGCATGTTTTCGGAAGGCACGTACATGTTCCAGATTTCCACGTAATCCTGGAACTCGGATTCATGCTGCTGGCCGTGAGACATGTCCTCAACGCGAGATTCCCCCATGGCTCTCGTGCGTGCTTTCAACTTGTCCTTGACCTTAGAATCGAACTCCGGCGCTTCCATAATCACTTCAAGCGGAACGCGCTCGCGGTGGCCGCAAAATGCCACTTCCTCGATATGCTTCGCTAGTGTGTCGTGGTTCCAGTCGTCCAGCGAAATCCGGGATAGGTACGGGCTTGTCAATGGTATTGGTTCGCCGCCGTCTTCCAGATCAATTTGGCCTGCGTATCTAATACCCGTAGTCGCTATCCCGATTCCGAATAATGCGTCTGGAACCCATCGCTGCAACAATTGGTGCATCCTGAGTTCGCGTAATGCTTGGTCTGTAGCTAGTTCTAGTCGTGCCGCTTCAACACCCAGCTTGCGCGGATGCTCTGGTGAAGTAACCAGTACCCGTGGATGGTTCGCAACCAAATTCACGGTGTACACGTTCACCAGCAGATCAATGAGGTTCACCGGGACACGCGAAGAACTACCGTTTGATCCGTAATGAGAGCCTACCCACTGCCGAACAAACTTCTCTCGAGCGTCACGGAAGTCGCCCAACTGGTCAAAAGAGTGCAGATGGGCCTCGCTCAGCCGCTTCAAGTCTTTTTCTTTGCTTGGATTAAAACCCACGCCCTTACCAGTCCTTCCCTACGACTTCCGGGTCCCACCAGTCTGTTTCAGATAGGCGAACCCGCTGTTTTTCATCTTCAATGCGACGGTGCAGGCAATTCGGCGGTATGACCTTAGACGCCACAGCCTTCGATGGGCGGCGCTGCATACCACGCCACAAAAGCGCATCAGCAATAACCATGTCGCCGTGATTGTCTCTCTGGCCCGATGGGTCCAACGCAGCACTGGCGGAACTATGCTCAATCTTGCCGCCTGACACATATTGAAATTGCCCCATCTCGCGGATTGCCATTTCTGACGGATTGTTGAAATCCCCGCGCGCCAAAGCCGATGAATATTCACTAAGCAATACCCGCTTGGATTCAGGGTTCGCGTGCCACCCCGGCACTAACGAACGCTTCCGCAGAATGGACTTCTCGTCTTCCTTGTAGAAGAAGTTCGCGTAACCAGTCTCAAGAACCCCTGCCTCGAACTGGCGACCTGGGCCGTTTTGCTCCCAGATCAAATACGCGCCTTCGCCCCTCGGGCCGCAGAACCAACGAGCCAATGCAACGGCAATCTGCCCAAACCGCATGGGATTCACCCGGTTCGTAACCAATTGCCCGATCTTCTCGCCGGTAGCCCTATCCCCTATGGAAAGCACCGAATTAGACGCATCAGTACCAGCCGAAATATCCGCACCAATTGCATACTCGCGGTGGGAAGGTGGCCGCAGTGAAGCGTCCAAAGCAATCCACAATGCTAAGTGGCCGTGTTCTTTGCCGTCCGACCGCTCATCAAAGTGCTCAATCTCGCAAACCTGCGAATCAAAGTGCCGCAAAATGTCCAGAACCATCAAAGGCGGTCTGGCGAAATCGTTTACGGCCTTCTCGATCTCAACCTTACTGAAGAACGGATCGCCAGAACCCAAGTAGTCAATCTGCAACTCCTGGGCGATCTCAGACCTACGCCCGGATCGGCGGCATTCTTCATCAAAATAAGGCGATCTAGTCGTCCATTCCGGGTCCAGAACAAACTCGTAGTCTGGCGCGAACTTGTACGACTCATCTAAAATCTGCAACTCGCCAGGACCCGTGTACTTGTACAGCCCCTTAGACTGCAACGGGTGCTTGGACCAGTGCATGTAAACTCGCTTAATATCACCGCGATCAGCACGCTGCTTAACTTCGTAGAAGCAATTGCCAGTGCCGTTAGGTGTAGAACAAGTCAAACGCGAGTTCGTGAACTTCTGCATCGAAGTCCAGGCGTTATATCCATCAGCAGTTTCAAAGAACGCATGTTCGTCCATGAAAACCGCAGTACCACGACCACCACGAGGACCATCTGCCGTGGTCGCATAACCAGCAAACGTCGATTCATTCTCGTCGTTCACCAGCTTCATCTTCGTGTACGTGTAACGAGGCTTTAGCCACGTCGGCAAACGCCGTAAAGCAAAGTCCAACTTTGGCATTAAGGCGTTCATGTTTGACGGCGAATCGACCATCTCGGCCGTTCGGCTCATCAAAGCAAAGTCTTTCCCCTCCTGAAACATCCAGAACCAGAGCATGGCAATCAAAAAGCACCATGTAGCCCCTTGGTCCCTGGACTTCTCACAAACCACGTCCTCGTGGCCGATGCAGTCGCAAATCAAACGAATCGCATCAACCTGGAACGGGTAAGTGATAAACGGCTGCTGCGCCGAGCGAGTATCATCCCGAGTCATTCCAACACGCGGATCATGCGTCCACATGAACGTGTTGATAAAGAAAATCGGGTCTAATTCGCAAGCCCGCCGTATGTAAGCACGGAACTCAACATCTTGAGCCCCACGTTCAACTACATACCGCCGCCACTTCAAGTTCCGCTTACGGTCAAGCGGAATCTTGTCCCCTAGGCCCCTTGCATCCACCCCGGTAATTCGCTTGCCCCCTCTGTCGCGTCTTCCGCACTTGGTTCTGGAGCTAAGACCTCAATCTCAATCCCAGCCTGGTACGCAAAAACAACGATCTCCAGAACAATCGAGTAGAGTTCTGCAAGCAAAGCCCGCATCTCGTCCCGCCTCGACGCATAAGATTCTCGCTCCATGACTCCAAAAACACGTCGAACCGCATCAGCAGCATGAAGCAAAAAAGCATCATTCAGTTCTGGAACGTCGTCCGCCGACACAGCCGAACGCAATTCCTTGCGCAAATCAGCCAAAAACCCAAACAGGTAATGGTCCGACAAAAGCTCATCGTCTGGTTCTGGATTATCATCAGGGAAGTGATCGTCGTTCGCTGAAGAATCAGTCACTACTAAACCCCCCTATCTGACTTCCACGACTCTTTTAAAGCCGCATTTATCACCGAAACCAGCTTGGAATCTTCCGGCTTCAACTTGACCGCCGAGGCTTCAGCCTCCCGGCGTTCTCGATCTCGATCAGCAGCAAGAATCATCTGCTTGAAAGAAGCATCAATGAACGACTTGCGAGCCGGTGAGTTCTCGTCCTGAACCATCTGCAACCAACCAATCGCCCCCACGCATGGCTGGTTCTGCGGGTCCACCTGCGAGTGGTGCAAATGGAAGTTATCCATCAACCAACGCAGCAAAGCCTCGGGCTGTACCGAATCAGACTGTGCAGACTCGTGGTTCAGGAGCGATTCAACCGCACCATCCAACTCTGCCTGCAACTGCTGCTGGTTAATCGAGTAGTCACGCTCCAAGGTAGAAGCGTACTTCATCTCCTGAACTCGATTGTCCCGTTGCTTACCCACAACCACCATTATACCCACCCCAGAACCAGTCGGGTCGGCGCATAAAAAAACCGCTGGTCCTGTGTGCTAAGGGGTGGTTACAACCTTAAACCAGAACCAGCGGCGCGCTGTTTATTCAATTATTAGGAGAGCCCCAGCCCGCCCATGCCTCAAACCTTGAAAGACCTGGGCGAGCTGAGGTAGCGATAATTTGCCGCATCCGTTTAACGTGCCTGCGGCCCACACGTCCAAATCAGGAAGGCAGGATTCGAACCTGCAACCTTGGGCTTTCATTTTACGCAGCCGCCCCACGCTCTACCAATTGAGCTACTTCCTGCTATTCCGCCCCCAGCCAGGCCCCAACAACCACTTCCAACGCAGCCACCAACCGCTTGTGACATGGAACACATAAACAACTAATAACACTCACATCCAAGGCGTCGGTCCATTCACCGTCGTCCACCATAGATACCGTGCAATTAACGTAGTGGCCGGGCTGAAAACTAATTCCCGGATTCACTGGGTGAGGACGGACTTCTTTTAGGCATTTTTCGCAACGCATTATTCCGACGCACCCACAACCTTCCGCACAAAATCAGCCTTGGGCTTGCAAACGCTGCACTCAGGTTCAGAACTAGCGGTGTTGCACAACTTGCAACAGGCTGCTGGTTCTTCAACTCGAACC